GAGCCTCGCCAGAACACAAGGATTGCCCCGTATCCGGGGGTCACTTCCCTGCCATAGTTGAGCCAAGCCCGCGCCGAAAGGAGGGACTTGGGAAGGGGGGTGGACTCGTCCGGCTGCATGACTGCGCCAATGAACAAGCCGCACCAAGAAATCTCATCGTTGGTGTAGACGTTTTCGAGGCCGAGCTTCTTGGCCCACCCCATGATCGTCTTGTTGTGGGTTGCGCCCCACGTTTCCTTGAGGCCGAGGAACTGCTTCGCACGAAGCATGTGCGGAAGTTCGGACCCAACATTCGGGGTGATTGGGATTTGTGCCGCGCGTTTCGCGTCATCGTCGAACATGGCGGCCAGTGTCAACACGCCGACGTACGGGCGCGGGTTGAGGCCATTGTTGCGCTTGAAATCGATCACCGCTTTTTCGGTGAGTGTTCCGGCGTCACCGTCGACCGTACCACGGTAGTACCCGAGGTCCGTTAGGCGCTGCTGGAATGCTGTGATGATGTCTTTGTTCATTGCCGCCTCCGCCTAAAAATGTGGCGACGCAAACATTACGCCTGCGTCGCCACCCCGCCGCCTGATCGGGTTACACGCCGATGACTGCGCCCTGCTTCACACCGTTGAAGAGGATGTGAGCCATCGGGTTGCGCATTTCAACGCCCCATTCCGACAGGATCATGCGGGTTTCGGCGTCGCCGATCTTCGCGAGAGGAATCTGACGGAAGTTGCGGAAGAAGGCCACCGCAACGTAGTTCGGGTCGATGAGCAGCGAGGTGTCCGTCGGAATCCAGCGCGACGGGACGACCTTGATGCGGCCGAAGTCGGTGGCAATGACGTCGACGGTCGCGATGACCTCGGTCTTGCCGACGAGCACCTGGGTCGTATCACGGCCCTTGAAGGTCGAGATCGTACGCTTGATCGCCGGGGGGACGATCATCAGGGTCGGGTTGGCACCGTTGTTGTACGCCTTCTCCATCGCATTGCCGACGAGGACTTCGGACATCGCGATCTGCTCGCCAACCGGAACTGCATCGAAAGCAGCCGTGGAGGTGAGCGGGAGGGGGGCGGTAACGGAGTCGACCTTGCCGACGACGGCGTTGCCCTGGACGTTGTTCCGGTCACGACCGCGAGCGATATAGTGGGCGATGGCCTCGGTCTTGCGGGCCGTTGCATCGTCACCATCGTTGCGGGCCTGACGCCCCGACATGATCTTCTCCATGTCGGACTTGAGGACCTTGGACTTCAAGGCCATCTGGTGGCCCATTTCGGAACCCTTGCCGGCAGCATCGGACGCTTCCTGCGAGCCGGTGACGGTCGCATCGCGCTTCGAAATCTGCGTGACGTTAGAAAGACGGATGGTCGGGTTCGACGTCGTGCGTTCGAGTTCGAAGCCTTCGATCTGGGCGTTGTTTTCGTCGACGGTCGGCAGGTTTTCGGTCTGCCAGTCGAACTGGCGGGCCTTCGCGTTGCGGCGACGGGCAGCGGACATGATCGGGGTATCGAACGGGTCGATGTTGTAGATGGCATTGGACAGGTCCTCGCGGTTGCCCTGCGCATCGTAGGTGGTGTAGGCTTGCGAAATCTTCGCCATGTTATTTTCTCCGGTTGGGTGAAATCAGGTTGGTGAACACAGAGGCCGCAGCATCGACCGAGCCGGTGCGCTGCAACTGCTTCATTGCCTGTCCGCCCTTCGGAGCAGTCCGGGTGGTTCCCGCCCCTGAGCTGATCGGCTTGCTACCGCGACGAACCGGCTTCGGCTTCTTTTCCTGAAGACGGTCGTACTTTGCGGCTTTCAGAAGGACCGTCACCATCCGGGAGTCCGTGATGGAGCTGATCTCTTCCTTGGTGAACCCTGCCGTTTCGGCAGTTTTCGACATGAGCGAGAGGTCCCGCTGCATGATCTTCTCGTCCTTCCAGGACGGATTGTTGGCGAGAATTTTGCGGTTCTCGGCCTTGATGTAGTCGGCGCTTTCGCGGCTCAGCTGGCCATCCTGCTCGGCCTTGACGCGGGCCTTCTCGGCTTCCAGCGCCGCCATCGTCGTCTTGTATTCTTCGTACTTCTTCTGGAGAGCACGAGCACCCTGCGGATCGCGGGCGTACTCGGCGTCCCAATCGGGCTCCTTCGGGGTGAGCATTTCGAGGTGCTTCTGCATCGTCTCGACCAGATCGGTATACTTCGACTGGATTTGGACGACTTCCTGAGCACGCGCGGCGACCTCGGCCTTGACGTCGTTGAGGTAGCTCATACGGCGATGGAACGTCTCCATGCGAATGTAGCCGTCAAGCGCTTCGCGGAGGGGAACCTCGGCCTTCTCGCCGTCGATCATGACCTCGTAGATATCGTCGACGTCCTCGTCGTCCTCGTCTTCCTTCTTGGCCGGGTCGACATCTTCCTCGACGTTTTCGTCACCCTCGAGGTCTTCGAGGTTCGGATCGTCGTCACCATCGTCGGGGCCGAATTCGGCCACGGGGGCTTTCGTCCTGGTCTTTACGGGCATATCGTCGCCGCCCGCCGCCGGGCTGTCGTCGTCGAGCACGCCAACGTTGCCGAACAGAGCTTCAACGGGACCACTCGGGGCCTTTTCGGAACGAGCCGGGGCTGCTCCGCTGTCCTGATCGAATGCCAATGCGGCTTCTTCGAATCCTTCGCCTGCCATTTTAATTACCTGCCTCTCTTGTTGATGAACGATGCATCGTTGACGAAGGAGTGAAGCTTTGCCTTGACTGCTTCCAGTACCTTCATACTAGCATGCGCGGTGGTGGCTGTCAAGTCCCCTACTGGCGCCTGAATGAGCAGTTGGATGTATTCCGCCTGCATTTCTTCGAACGCTTCGTTGAGTACCTTGTTATTCAGGAGAGCCCGAGCGTCAGACGCCCGGTCCTCCAATTCTAGTGGCGACTTAGCCATTTGGCGTATTCTCCCTGTTGGTGATCGCCGTGGCCGGTGCGGCATTCGCCATGCCCATTATCGGGTACTCCGAAAGAGTGGACATGAGGTCGATGATGGACTTGAGGCCAAGCTGGTCGCGACGGAAGTCGTCGTCCGCCTTGAGCTTTTCGCGCTTGAACGCCTGTTCGGCAGTCGCGACGACGATATCCTTCTTGACCTTTTCTAGTTCGGCCTTGGCGAGCAGTTCCTCGGGCGACGGTTCCTTGGGTCCCTTGAGCGACTGCATGATCTCCGGGGTGACGTCGTTGAAATAGCGGGACGTGTTTTTCACGTTCGCCATCGCCAGCTTGTCCTTGAGCGTGTTGAGATACTGCTCCGGGGTGACGAAGGGGTTGTCGAGGCCCATCTGCGTCATGATCATCATCTGCGTCTGCTGGATGTCGTTCAGCGCAGTCATCCGGGTGATGTCGGAACCCTTGCCGAGGCTCGGATTGACTTTCACAGTCATGTTGGGGTCGTACAGCGACGGGCTGAGGCTGACCCATTTGCCCTGCCACTTGATCGTACGATTCCGGTTAGGGTTGCGGACGATCTCCCGGAACAGACCCTGCATCATGTCCTTGAAGCCAGTCTCGGCAAGGATGCGGGCAATCAGTTCGATGCGTTCCTGAGCGCCCGTGACGATGGCGTCGATGCCCATGAGGTTCGTCGACTGCAGGGCCTTGGGGTCGACACCCTTCGACGCCTCCGAAATGCCGGTGCGGCTCTGACGGATCATGTCCATCGTTCCCATCATCTCGAAGATGTCGGAACCGTTGAACGACGGGCGGAATTCCTTGATCGCCATCGCCGGGTCGGTCTTGGTGCGGATTACGCGACCCCAGCCATCGGCCAGCACGTCTTCCATGCGGACCAGATTCTCGTTGACGGCGAGGTCGGAGTACATCGACGCGGAAATGTTGTCCAGAGCGCCCCGAAGAAGCTGCGTCTTGATTTCCTGAATGTCCTTGACCAAGTCGGCCACTGCGTCACCCACTACCGTGTGGGGGCGCGGGTCACCGCAGAACACCGCCATATTGACGTGGTCTACGATTTCGTCCTCGAGAATGTCGTAGTTGTCCCCGATGGTGCAGATACGGTGCAGTTCGTCGATCCCGTCGCCGTCTTGGTCGATGCGGATGAAGTATTCCCCGTACACTACGAGGTCGTCGTCGACCGAACTGTCGATGCCGGGGGTCCGGATGGATTCCTCGAAGTTGTAGTGGTTGTAGTTGCCCGCATATTCCATCACCATTTCCTTCGGGTAGCCCCGAGCAATGATGTCGGACGCCGGAACCAGTTCCTCGGAACCGACGATGCGGGACGCCTTGACGGACTTGGCGCGGCGCGACACCCGGAAGTTTTCCGGAGGCACGGCCTCGACCCGGATGACCGGCTTGGACACGATATACTGGAGCCGCACTTCCTTGATGATATTGAACTCATCGGGCGGGGTCATTTCGAGGACTTCGACCTTGGGCTCCGTCGACCCGGCGCTGTATTCCTCGATGATGTTGTTCAGTTCCGTGACTTCGATGTTCTCGAACTCGCGCTGCTTGACCTCGTGAGTCTCATCGGACCACCAACGCACGACGCCGATTTTCGACGTAAGCGTATCCTTGAAGAGGCTGTGAAGCATCAGGAATCCGTCATTCTCTTCCCAGAAGGTGTAGAGAACATCGGTGGTGGCTTGCTTAGCCCCCTCTTCCAGTTCCGGGCGCGACGGCTCGAAGTCCGCGACGTTCTCGGACGACGTGAAGATGCGCATCAAGGACGGCATGATCGCCATGACGGTGTCGCGAACGTCGGTGGATACCGCCGTCGACCTGTTGACCGGGACATCGGAGACGTCGAGGTCTGCGAGGGTGTTGATCGGAAGATTCGGGTCATCCGCCGAAAGGCCGGGGGCATTACCGTAGTAATACTCGAGGTTTTCTTCCCGATCCGGCGCAAGCTGGGAGTCGTTGTAGTCAACGGCGTCCGCAATCAGGGCCTTGATCTTCGCTTCGTAGTTGTCCGCAAATTCCACGTCATCCTTGGAAATACGGGAACCTACGGCTGAAAAGATGGATTCCATTATCTCATTCCTCTTACCCTGCGACGCAGTCCACCACGTCGCATGCTGATTACGTTGCTAGCCGAGGCTCCGTACCCGTTCAGTAGATGCATACCCATGGCCCCGGTGCGGAATGAGTCCGCTCCGTGCGAGGCCCAATTGTGCACCGGACGGCCATTCTTGCTGCGATGGTAATTTTTCAACGCCGAAAGGCCGATGTCACAGTTTTCCTTGTCGAACTTGGATACCCGCAGGACGGAGCGAACCGCTTCAATCCCATCTTCGACGCGATGCAAGTTGGTGACAATCACTTCCGAGTTGCTGAACAACGTCATAGCAATTTCGTATCGCGATTTGCCAGTTCCCAATTCCCTTGCTTTGATGTCGTGCGGGAAGATGTGCCCGCCGATAACGTATTTGTGCTTCTCGATCGCCAGCGCGATGTCGGGAAGGCCCTTGCCGGTGACTTCTTCGTACCGGATGAAGTGAAGCTCGCCGCCCGCGATCTGGTAATACCACAGGGCCGTCGCGTCGTGGATGCCAAGGTCCCACCAGATGTATACCGGGGACTGCGGCTGATACGGAACGAACGTGATGCAGTCGTTTGCTTCCAGTTCGTTGATGATGTCGCCGTAGTACGATCCCTCGACCGGTGCGTCGAAGCTGCAGAGCATTTCGCGAGCATATTCCTCGGGCGTCATGTCCTGCGTCATTTCGATCACTTCGTCGGGATCGAGCGCGTCGGTATGCGTCACCGGGATTTCGAAGATGTCCCACTTGGGGTTGTTGCGATTCTTGTTTCTCAGAGCAGCAAAGTGGTCGTCGCCGTTCGACGTTCCGGAGATGATGGCCCACCCCTGATAGTCAGCCAGACACGGACGAACCACGGTGCTGAATACTGCGGGGTGCAGAAGCGGAAACTCGTCGAGCATGATGCCGTCGAAGTACAGACCGCGCATTCGTTCGTAAGCTGCCGCACCACCGTATAGACGGATGGAGGCCCCGTTGGGCAGAATGCACATCAGGTCGCCTTCGAGGAATTTCACTCCGGGGATTTTCCCGGCGAAATGCTTCAGGTAACCCCAGATCAAGTCCTTCGTCTGGTCGAACGACGGGCCGACATAGGCGTAACGCGGCGGCGGGTCTTGGCGGGTATTCTCCAGCGCCTTCTTGATCATTTCGTTGATCGCCGCAACCGATTTCCCGGCACGACGATGGGCCACCACGAACTTCCAACGCTTGTCGGAGGTGTGGAGGGGCACGAAATGCTTGCGAGGAATATAAGGAATAACGACCTGAACCGGTGCGCCAACATCGTCGTCGATCAGCGCGGCTTCACTCATGGTCGATTACCAGGCTTTCCGGGGCAGAGGGGCCAATGGCAGTCCCGTCGGCCCACGCGATTTGCACCGTAGCCCCTTGCTGATTGTTGATGGTGACTTTCGGAGCACCCGAGCCATATCCCCGATCCTTGCCGGGGCCGAGCAGGACGAATTTCGCCATGGCGTCTTGGCGACTTTTGTCTTCCGTGTCCATCAGAGCATCCACGACCACGGCCTCGGCCATGTCCTTGATCTGCTCCTTGGCTTCGGCGAGTTCGTTGGTCAGGTATCGGGACCGCATGACGAAGCTGCGGAGACGCCCGCTATTCACCTTGAGCATCTTCGCCGCCTCGGTGATATTTCCGGCGCATTTCCAGATCGCAGTGCGGCATTCCTCGATATCAAGCGGCAACGCCACCGGACGCTCGGAGTACGGCATCGTGGGGAGGGGAACGAGGTCAAAGGGGATGCTGTGTACTGCCATTGGCCTTCATACGGTTCTGCCTAGGTTCGTGGCAGTGTACCATGAACCTAGGCAGCTGTCAAGTACCGAACGAAGTTCCGGGGCGTTCAGCGGCCGAAGAGGGCGCGCAGGTCGTCGACCGTGAACACCTGGCCGGCGAGGCCGAACAGCACATGTTCACCGGGGGTATCCTTGGCGACCAACGAAAAAATGCGCTGGAGCTTGTCGTGGGCCTTCCGGCCGCGCTCTTCGCGATTGAGGTTGACTTCCGGCTCTTCGCCGAGCATGGCTTCGAGCTTCTTCTGCTCTTCGACCGACACGTCGGAGGTGCCCTCGTCCTTGACTGCACCCTTTTCGTCGGGGTCCTTGACCGGAACAGCGGCGGGGGCGACGGGCTTGGTCGACTGGACAGGCGGGGTCACGTTCTTCGCCGGCTCATCGCCGTTGGTCAATTTCTTTTCATCCGTCATGGTAGTCTCCTTGTTGGGAGTTGTTGCAACTTGATCAGTATAGCACACCCGGCACCGGGTGTCAACGCAGGTTGAACATAGTGAACAGGCCGTGGCAGGTAGACCGGAAGATATGGTCCTTGATCTGCTGCTCGACCGGCAGTTCCTTGTAGGGAACGAAGCACGGATGGCGTTTGTTGCCGGGGTCCTTGACCGGTCCGTACGACCACCCATCTGCTTCCTTTTCCTTGTACCAGCTTTCATGGCTGGCCGAGGCGTCGGCGTCCGGGTTGTGGTAGTGGAACATGACCCCATTCAGGGCCGAGTCGCGCTGCCATTTCGGGGCGTCTTTCCAAAGCGGCTGCGAGTCGTCGCCCATGGTCTTGCAGTAGGCCCGGTTCGCCTCGTGGCAAAGCTCGGCGATGAAGCCGAACCTGTATCGCAGTTCCTGTTCCTCTGACATCTTCATGTTAGATTTCCTTTTCGCCATATGCCGCGTGGTCGGGCAGGTCGATGCGGCGCGGCTTGAACACCGACCTGTTGATGGACATGAATGCCTTTTCGAGATCGGTGCGCCCCGTCGCGAGCCAACGCTGGTCGATCTCGGGGTCGTCCTTCATCGCGTCGAGCATGCGCAGGATTTTTTCTTCCTGCAGCTTCATCTTGTTGACGCGGTCGGTCTTGTCCGTCGTCTGGTTGGTGTACCCGAGAACCGGCAGCGGCTTGTGTTCGATGACGAACTCCGCTATTTTGTCGACGTAGACGAACTTGTCGTTCTTTTCCACCCGCACTTTCCCGAGGGCCATATCCGCGTTCAGCGCGTTCCAGAATGCCACCGAGTCGTCGGGGCTGGATACGTCCATCCGGTCAAACACGACCCGCTGTATTTCGTCGTTTGCCATGAACTTTGCGTACAAGTCTGTAAGTCCCATTTTCCACCTTTGTGATTGAGTTGTTCATAGTCATCTGCGTGAAGTTCCGCCTCACGGATTCAAGCATATATGACGCTTTGTCGTTCGTAAACAACACGAACGGGTCCCCGGCAAACGAGTTTTTGATGTCGCGCGCCGAAAATTTGAAGGGGGCGACGGCGATTTCCTCGCGCACGGCCTTGGGGAGACTGTCGAATGCGTCCCATTCCTCGCTCTGTCCGACGTGGATATTGGGCATGGTATCATCGACATTGCGTATGCGGCGCTCTTGCGACTTCATATTCCATCACCCCGTTGAACTATTGAGGCCCCGGCGATCAACCCGGAGCCTCAACGATGGCAGCCATTCCGGCTAAGTTGGCGCGGTGCTCTTATGGTGCTCTGAGCTACGCCCCCGAAGAAGCGGGTGTTCACCACGTACCGTCCTCCGCGTTTCCCTTACCATTGCCGTTCACGTTTTGTATTTGATGCCTCAGTGTGGACGACGAACCTTTGGCATCTGAGTAGTATATCACGCCGGGGCGCGGCTGTCAAGTATGGGGATGCATTGCCACGCGGTAGCCGAACTTAAAAGAACACGCGCGCGTGGGGGCGTATATAGGGTATTCAACTACCCCTGAATTTCCCGTCCGCCCCCCTTGTGTATTTTACTTTCCCGTTTTGCGCGGCCATCTTCATATTCTCGCTTTGTGTCCCGTATTTCAAGTTGGACACCATATTCCTGGTTC